TTTCTCTGCTTTGATACATTCTACCATGTTCACGATCTTTTTCATAGGGGGTGGTCTGAATCCCTGGAACCATTATAGTTGGTCTTTCGATAACCGCAGTCAGCGCAACAAAAATTTCCACGCCTGCGGTCGCAGTTAAACACGGAACACCCACGCGGGAAAGGTATGGCTTTGCGCATAACATCACCTCATCTGAAATCAAACCCTTCACGTTCATTTGGAATCAGCCCTTTCCCGGATAATTACGCGCATTTCCGGGCATTTCTGCATATAGCAGAGGTCTTTCCCGGCGGCCACACATCGGTGATCCCATAGCATAGGACATTCTTTTCCGTCGCACCAATCGGGTATAGGCTGCTGGGGCCTTTGTTCTCCAGCAATCCAGTAATTCATATGCTCAGTCCTTTCTAAAGAAGTCACCCACCCAGCCGTCAGCGTTCAGAGGCAAGCCCCGTGCCCAAGGAATGGGCCGGGTCATGATCTTTACAACCGCGTCGAGGTCCGCTTGGCTCTCCGGGCAGTCAATCACGCACTCATCGTGAACATGGAACACAACGGGGAATCCTGCCGCTTCCAAGTGCTCAATCGCAGCGGCGAGGCAGTCACGGGCAATCGCCTGCACGCAGTTCTCTACCAGTTTCCCGCCGTATGTCTCCAGGGGCGTCCACTGCTTTGTTGTCTGGTTGACACCGTAATACGTGATGGATGGTCGGCCCCATTGGTTCATGCCGAGCTCAGGCCGCGCGTAGAACAGCTTCCGGCGGCTTGGCAGAGTGATGGTAAGGAAGTCTAAATCGTTTTCCAAGTCAAACTCACGCTGGAACAGAAGACCGTTTACGCCAGCCTGGTGCCCGGTCTGGATGACCGATACTGCTGCGCTTTCGATGCTGTACCAAAGATCCACAATCCGCTTGTTTGACTCCCGCCAGCGGGAAACGATATCAGGCAAATCCGCTTCCGGGATACCCATATCCAGAGCGCCCATTGCGATAAGCGCCCCTACGCTCCCTTGATAGCCCAAGGCCAGTTCAGCGACCTTCCCGCGCTGCCGCAGGGCGTATTCGGGGTTTCCCTTTTTGATTTTATCCAAAGGGACGCCGAACATCTGACTGGCAGAGGCTTCGTAAATTTTGCCGTGGGTTCTGAATACCTCCAGCCGCCATTGCTCCCCCGCCAGCCAGGAGATGACCCGCGCCTCAATGCTGGAGAAATCGGCATCCACCAGCTTGTGCCCCGCCGGGGCAATGAACGATGTGCGGATAAGCTGGGACAGGGTATCCGGTATCGAGCCGTATATTATGCGCAGCTTTTCAGCCGCGCAATCCCGGACCGTCTGCCGTGTCCAAGGCAGCATATCCATGTCAATATATGTCCTTGGCAGATTTTGGACTTGCACAAGCCTGCCCGCCCAGCGCCCAGTCCGGTTGGCCCCGTAGAATTGAAGCAGACCCCGGACACGCCCATCCGCGCAGACAGCGGCTTCAATGGCATCATACTTTTTGGTGCTGGTCTTACCCAATTCTTGGCGGATTCTGAGCACTCGTTCCGCGCTGCCTGTAACCGTGTTGGATTTCAAGGCTGATGCAACGGTATCTTTTCGCAGGTCGGAAAACTCCAATTCTGCTTCTTTCTCTAGCCACTGAGAAAGCTGGGCAACGCTGTTTGGATTCTCAAGCCCCGTAATGGCGACTGCTTCGGACATGAGCTTGTCGCGCGTGCCGTTGCCAATCTCGATAGCGCCACGCACCATATCCATATCCACTGCCACGCCTCTGGCGTTTATAATCATATCCGTTTGCCACTGCTTCTGAATATCGTCAGGTACGGGGAAGCCGGACAGCCGCCGCTCAATCTCTGTCTCAGTCACAACGTCGCCCTTGCAGTAATCCTTGAACAGATTCCACTTCGCGGGGTCGTGTTTCGGGAGGTTTCGGGTACGCCCACCGTTGACCTTCGTAGGGGCACATGGGACGCAGAAATATCGGATAAGGGATTTGCCCACGGATAGCTTTTGCTTCTCCTGCGGAAGCCCCAGTGCCTTCCCTGTGGCGTCCAGGCCGGCGGTGAATCCGCAGTACAGCCCGTGCAGCATTGTGCATCGCCACTGATCAATCGGCAGGACTGCTCCCAAATACCTGGACAGGCAGTACCATTCAAACATTGCATTGTACGCGTGCTTGATATATCTCCGGTCGCCGATGGCCGTTTCCAGCCAGTCCGGCAGCATCTCGCCGCAGGCGAGGTCAATGATTTCAACTTGGGAGCCATCAATGCTGTAGGCGAACAGCAAGATTTCAAAGTCCGGGCTCTGGATGTACTTGTATGCCCCGGCCTTCGCGATAGGGACGCTGCTGTATGTTTCAAGGTCTATGCTGAGGTGATGGATAACCGGATCTGGCTTTTCTGTATCAAAACGGTTCAAAACCACTCCTCCTCTTTCAGCAGTTTGATTGCTTTCGCCAACCGCGCGCGGTCTTTGACAAGCTGTTTTTCTGCCCAACCTTGTCCCTGAGCAGGAGCCATAGGATAGAGACTGCTCGCCAGCTCAGCTTTTTTCCGCGATAGATCATTGAGCGCGTCTAACAGCTCTTTTCGCTTTTTATCTTCCTGCGACAGAGCCTCCAGAAGGGCCAGCCGATCTTCCTCTGTGCTGTACTGCCGAGCGAGTTTGTAGAGCTTTTTGAGTTTGGAAACGTTCGCTTCCACAAAAAAGGTGCTGACCTTTACATCGATAAAGCCGGTGTACCATTCGATATGGAAGATGTTGTCTTTCATGTCATTTGCACCTCCTTTCTTTGGAAATACGGGAACCCTATAGTGTCTCGAACTTGAAAAGCATCGCCAAGCTGGATGGTTGAGGGGTAATTTGTCTGCGTAGTAGCTATGGCATACTTATCAATCTCAGTTGCAAAGTAATCGGTTATATGAGCACCCAGCTTGTCCAGCGCGATATGCCCGCAGCTCATACCATCGTACATTGACAGCACTTCTACCGGCTTGGATGTGATGCCGGGGCAGTAGGCGAGGATATGCGCTATCACGTCCACCGTCCAGCCGTTGCCGAGCATCTTGTAAGCCTGCGTGTTGCTTACAGGAAAAACATAGTTGTCCGGCACTGTCTGGAGTCGTTTGCACTCAGTAACAGTCAGCTTTCGGATGATATAGAAACCGTCAGATAACTGGATAGGATATTGTTTGCCATTTATATCAATCTGGCCGTTTTGGACTTTGTAGACAGGATAGCTTTTTCCGTCTGCCATTCCGACAGGTACGGCATACAGCCCGGTCTTTGCGCCTACTCCGCCGCCTTGCCCGCAGATAGTCACGCTTTTGCCATCCGGGGAATAAACGCGATACTGCTGGCTATCAAAGTCCTGATTCTTTGCGTCGTTTTCTATGGTACCAATACGAATAGGCTCAGCCGCCATGGGTGCCGGAAAATGTCCGCCATCCACTGCATTTACAGCGGATGCCTTAAAATAACTCGCCTTTAGGCAATAGCCCTTCTTCGTCAGCGGAAGTCCGCTTTCCAGAATATCCCGAACTAAAATGCCGAGATCCTTCGGCTGTTCTACGCCCGGAACATCTGTCCAATATAGCCGCTGGCGGTTTTGTGCGGATACCAGTGCAGAATTGATAAGGATTGGTTTAACGCCGAGTTCACGTGTAATCTGTTCACGAATAGCTGACGCCATACTTTTGTTATTCTCATAAAGGAAATAATTGGGACGGTATTTCTCCCGTGCTATGAGATAGTTTTTGAACAGCTCCCACCCAACGCCGGACGGTTCGGTTTCACGTCCGGTCGTTTTTGCGATGCTCCAATGGGTACAGGGGCTGCCACCCAATAATAACTTCACAGCGGCACCTTCAAGCTTTCTTATCACTAAGCATTCTGGCACGCATTTTCATGTAAACTTCCTTATCGTAATCGCTCATTGCCGCTTCAGCCTCCTCGAATCGGCGTTTGGCAGCACTAAGCTCAATAAGACGCCGGTGATAGTCTTGAAAAGCGCTGACGTATCGTGTAATTCTTTCGATAGCCTGAGCCTGCTTGCCGAGGGCCTCCATGCACTCTTTATCATAAGCTGTAGGTTCAATCTGTTTTTGATTGCCCACGGTTTTGTCCTCCCTTCAAAGCAAACACGCGGCTGCGGTACTTTACTGCAGCCGCGTGTTTCTGTTTCAGCGTTTGGCGTTAATACGGCAGCCCAGTCACCGGGTTGACCGCGCTGGGAGCAGCGCCGTATGCCGGGGCGGCAGGGGCGTTCCACGGTACGTCATTGGCTGCCGGTGCCTGCTGCGGGTACATCGGAGCTTGAGGCTGCGGCGGATAGCCGGGAACCTGCCCCGCATAGCCGGTGTTGGGATAGGTCATCTGGTCAGGTGTCGCGGGCATCGCTCCTCCATAGTTGGGAGTGGCAGAGGGGGTTGCCGCGATACCGGCGAAGTCAGTTGCCGCGCTTGCACCGCCCGCCAGCGGTTCGCCATCGCGGGTCTTCATGACATTACCCAGGCCGCAGCCGATACCGCGCTTGCCTGCACGGTTGTATCCAAAGAAATTGATCGTCACGCGGGCATACATACCGCTGTAAATATCCTGCGGAGCCAACTCTGTGTGGATATCACTCTGATGAACCACTTCGGGCTTGTTTTTGGAGCTGGCAGTGATAACCCAGCAGCCCTTGCACTCCGGGCCGTAGGGAGTGCCATTATCACGCACACCGTCGCCGTCGTGAATGGGGATGGGCATAACGGGGGGACGGACGCCGTTCCAGATTTTGCTCTGTGCATCAACGGCGGCAGCCTCAATGCTGCTGAGGATGTTCTGATAGACCGCCGTGTCGGCCTTGGGAATCAGTAAGGTCACGCTGTACTTGGGGACGGCGTTGGGGTCGCTGTTGTTTGCCCGCGGGGCGACCAGGTTCACATAGGACAACCGGACTTCACCAGTCAGAACGCGGGTGGCGATGTTGTTATACATAGTTTTTCTCCTCTCACATCGAACATATCGAAACATTTGCTCTGCGGCATATTCACCTTTATCGAATAAGCTCATAACTTTTTTCAAGTGGAACTCTGGACGCCATTCACAGCGGTTTGGAGCAAAAAGCCCAGCAGCTCCCAAACCTTATCATTGATTTTCTTCAGGCAGATTTCCCGGCCCAGAGCCTCGTCGTAGTTCTCCGGGCTTACGCAAGCGGAGCTTTCTACAATCTCGAAACCGTTCCGAAGCACTGCCCTGACAACGGTACATTTGTCACCCATGGTCTCTGTGTGAACCTCAGAGATGAACTCCTCCACCATCTCCCGGCTGATGCTGGGACGATCAGTCTTCAAGTCCGAATTAACCGTCAAGGGCAGATAAGCCCGCTCGAATACATCCCGAGGACACCAGCTCTCATAGCCGTCAGGATAAACGACTTTATATCCCGCCTTTACCGTGGTGCCTGGCGGGACAGGGAATAAGACATAAAAGTTATCAACGATTACCATCTTTTCGCCCGCCATGTAAGCAGGCTGCGCCTTAACCAGTTTCGTACCGATATACTGAGTCATGATTCTTTTCCTCCGCTCTCTGTCACTCCCGTGAAATCGGCTGCCGCGCTGTTGTAATCAGGCTTCGGGTTGTCCGCAGTAACCAAAGATGGATTTCCGCGCGGCTGAATAACAAACTTGCCTACGAGCTCTTTGAACTTCGCCTTCCCCAGCATTTTCTCAATTTGGGACAAGGACTTTGGCGTATCGTCATAAATAGCTGCACGCTCAATGCCAGATGCCATAAGCGTTTCCAGGGCTTTGTCCTGGTCAGACCAAGCTCGGTTGCTTTTGCTTTCGACAGCCTTGTATCCGGGTATCGGTGTACCGCTCAAAATGGAATCCAAAGCCTTCGATTTGACAGCCTTGTACCATTCAACCAACGTTTCCCCGCGCTTCAGCACCTCGCCTGTCTGTTCTGGAGTCAAGATAGCCGGGGACTGATTCACTACAGCTGCAAAATCATCAAAAGCCCCAATCTGCTGAGCGGCCTGTGCTTTACACACGCCATTGGCCCGACAGAATTTGCACCACGGGCCCGCATTATACTCACCGAAGCCCATGTAGGCCATCATTGCCCGCGGCTTGATTTCCTCGCCCCACGCCAACAACTCATCTGCGGTGCATACCCAGCCCTTGTAGGAGTTGAGACGGGGTTGGTCGATGTACAGTTCTACGCGCTGTATGTTTTCGCCGACCAAAGGCTGATAAAGCTTCAGTGCGCCCAGGGCATAAAGCATGAGCTGTGGATTCTCAGCAACCTCAACCGGGACGCCCCGTCCATGCTTATAGTCTGTGATAATCAAAGTCCCGCTGCCTATTATCACGCAGTCACATCGCCCATAGGCTTCGGGCACGTAATCAGAGATATCTACCTGGACCTCAAAAGCTCTGCTGGGTTTTGACGAAATGCTCATAGACCGTTCGGCCAGATGGTCTACGTAGGTTTCTGCTGTTCGCAGCATCTCATCATCCCACAGCTCGTGCTTTTTAAGCTGCTTGATTTCTCGGTTGTACTCTGCGGCCTTAACCATCTTGAATTTCTTTTTTGCTGTGATTTCACACACGCTGTGCGCGAGTGTCCCTTCCTCAGCCTCTCTGCTTGTCCGTTCGGGGAATGTGGCTTCCAGCCTTGGCGCTGGCAGGCAGTTCAGCCACCGGTAAGCACTGGACGGGGATAACAATGCGTGTCCGCTCATATCTTCGCCCCCAAACCGCGCAGCGCCGTAGCAAACGCCCCCAGCAGCTCGGGTCGCAGATCAGTAATCGCATTTACACCAAAAGAGTGCAGGAGATTCATCAGATCATCTACCCGACCGGCGTCCATCAATGTCGCGCCAGCCTTTTGAATCTGGTCAAACGTGTACTGCGGCGGCTGAGACAGCGGGACGCCGGATACCGGAGTCATATTCTGCGCGGGGGGCGGTGTCTGACCGGGATATGCGGGCGCCGCCTGCTGATGCATCGGTGCTGAAGCTGAAGCTGGAGTGCTAGAAGGGTATGCCTGGGCCTGGGCCATTGCCTGCGCAACCGGCACGGTGGGCTGAGCATTTGCAGCCGGTGCGGCTACCGGGGCAGTGTTTGCAGTCGCGCTTGAAACACCAGGGTCAACCGTCGGTGCAGGTGCGGCGGCAGGGCTCGCAGGATTACCGGGCGCGGATGCCTGGGGTTGACCGGGATATGCGGGCGCCGCCTGCTGAGGCATCGGATTAGCCACCGTCTGGGGCTGCGCCGGTGTCTGGCAAGGCATCGCCCCGCTGAGCGCGGCAGCAAGATTATTGATCGCCTGCGCAAGTGCAGTAGCTTCGATAGTGATTTTCACTTCAAACATTGTTTTGTCCTCCTATGTCAGTATTCACAGCGAAATTTGTTTTCAAGGTCGTCACCAGCGCAGAAAAATAAATATTCAGATAGCGCTTTACATCCTCCGGCATACCAATCTTCAAGCGCCTGCCGGGCAACCTCGTAGTCATTTTCAGTTACCGGACGGTTCTGCGTCCAGTAACCGTTAAACTGATTCTTGGCGGTCAGCACCTCCATGATAGAGCTGCCGAACCTGCCATCGCTCACCCGATTGAGTATCACTTCACATACGCGCCGTTTGTCCAGCGCTTTATGGTCGTAGCACTCACCGGCAAGGGTAAATGCCATTGCCGTAAGCTCCTCGTTTGTCCATGCAGTGGCTTCGAGCTTATCGAGATTCGATTCTCCGCCCATGTCGAACTCGCACAGAGGCAGCGAATCCGGCAGGGCAGTAGCGTCCTGCGAGAGTGCAGAGAGCGCAGCCAACGGATTTTCGTGGTCAGTGCACTTATCTTCTTCTGGTATAAACTGGAGGCAAAACATGGCTACCGAGAGTGCCGCGCCTACTGCGGCAGCTCGGAACATCTTTTTATAATTGATAACCATTTCAATAATTAGCTGGATTTGTGCAAAGCAATCTGCACCTTGAAAATTCAACAGGGTTTACACTCGCCGGAAAATCCGCTATAATGGTTAAAAACCATGAAAGGCGGTAGAAAGCGTGGACGAAATGGGCATGACAAACAAGCAGTTTCAGGGTTTTGTAAGATTGACGCTTGCAATCCTGGATAGAGCGATCGAGGAATCACCGAACAATAAAAGTTTGCTGACACTCAAAGACACATACCAAGCGATGCTTGAAGATGCGTAAAATTTAACCTCTGACCAAAAAGAGTGTAAACCCTGTTGAGTTTTCAAGGGTTTGCACTCTTTTTCTGTGCGCGGATTGCGGCAGCAAGAACGGTCAGAGGGGAACGTCCCCCCCCCCGGCCTGAAAGTGAAGGACGACATTTATTGGGAGGACAAAGTACATGGAAATGCAGGAAATTATACGTCAGGCCGAAGCGAACATTCGGCAGGCAGTTGAGGACTACGCCAGGCACACCTACAAAACGAAGGTGCTGGAAGATATCTCCGATGATTTCATCAGGAAGCTGGCTGAGGACAGTTCTTACGCGAAGCAGGGCTTGCGGGATTTGTTCAGCAGATCGCCAGTTTGGCATCCCGAGTTGGACGCGTTAGTTATTAACGGGACGCGGACGCATGATCCTGATCACCAGCGTGTTCGCAGTCTGGCTGAGTCAATTTTGGCAGGTCCGCTGACCTTGGAAAGCGATGAAAAGCGTAGATTGATTCAGAATGTCATTTGGTTCTTTGCGTATCCAGACGACGAGTTTTGGCAGCACATGGGTATTAAAGCATTAAACGAATTAGCTCCGAAGGCGTACAAACCCGGTAAGAAACCGAGCCGTGTATTCAAGGCTTTGTGTGTTGCACTGGGTGTAGCGGATGAAACCGCTGGCAGCCCGTTCCAGCATCTTTACGCTCAGTTTGCAGATGAATTGAGTGGACGGAAAATTGATTTCAAGTTGTTCGTTAGCATCAATCCCGCTCACTTCCTGACTATGAGCAACCCGAAGGAGGATGAGCGCGGCTCTTGCCTGACAAGTTGCCACTCGCTGAACAGTACCGAGTATGAATACAACTGCGGCTGTACGGGCTACGCTAGAGATGAGGTCAGCTTTATCGTGTTCACCGTAGCTGATCCTGAAGACGCTGAAACGTTGAATAATCGTAAGACTACGCGGCAGGTGTTTGCCTACAAGCCCGGGAATGGCATCCTGCTTCAGAGCCGGATGTATAACACGGCGGGCGGTACGACTGGAGAAGCTGAAAACAGCAAGCTTTACCGTGATCTGATTCAGCGTGAGATTTCCGAATTGGAGAGCCAACCGAACTTGTGGAGGACATACGAATCCACAGAAGGATTTGGCAAAGCATGGATAGGCGTAGGAGAAGGATTCGGGGGTTATCCAGATTGGAAGTACAGTAACTTCGGGGGTAAAGTCTGTTTCCGATTTGATCACTTGGCGGATGGCGCTCCCTGTGATTGCGAGCCACTGGAGGTCGGAACCTGGGGTCTGTGCGTTATGTGTGGAGATGAGACCGATGAAGGGATGTACTGTGATTACTGCCGACCCGAACGCTATGTAGCTTACTGTGATGATTGCGAAGATGGTATCGAGAGCGAAGATAATGTGTACACGGTTTTTGACAGTGAAGGTACTGAACGGACTGTTTGCGAAAGATGTCTGAATAACAACTACACGCAGTGTGATCACTGCGGTGAGTACCACGCCAACAGCGTGATGGAGAGGGTTGACGGTCTGGATGTCTGCCCGCAGTGCCTGGAAGAGCGATACACCACCTGCGAAAACTGCGGTGATTATTGCAAACATGACGAGATGTACCTTGTCACAGACCAGGACGGACAAGAAATCCGGGTCTGCGGTTATTGTCGGAGCAATGGCTATGAAACTTGCGATGAATGCGGAGAGCTTGTTCACTATAGCCGGATGTGCGATGCACACGATGTATGCGGTGACGAAGTACGTGTCTGCCAAGACTGCTACGAACGCCACGATTATGCACGGTTCGAGGCTGAGAATGATGCTGATATGGAGGAGGCAGTGTAATGCGATATCTGGAAGATTTTTTGAAGCCCACACAGGAGGAGCTGTTCAACCGCTTGTGCAGGAAGTATCCCGGCGCTTTGGTGAATGAGGGTGAATACCTGCTTGTCCCCGGCGAAGCACCGGTGCTGCTGGTCGCTCATCTGGATACCGTTCATAAGGACCAGGTGCGTCAGATTTGCAAGACCAGTAATGGTAATATTCTGATGTCCCCGCAGGGCATCGGCGGCGATGACCGCTGCGGCGTATATGCGCTGGTGACTGCCCACGCCCAGTCAGAGAAAAAGCCTTGGCTGCTGTTTACCTGCAATGAGGAAGTAGGCGGCATTGGCGCAAGTACGTTTTGCGATGACTACCGGACACAACAGGTTCCAAAAGGGCTGGATACGATGAAGATGCTTATTGAGATTGATCGAAAAGGCCGGACTGACGCAGTGTACTATGATTGTGACAATCCAGATTTCGAGCAGTATATAAGCAGCAAGGGATTCGTGACACAACACGGTTCGTTTAGTGATATCTCCTGCATTGCTCCGGAACTGGGTGTGGCGGCGGTCAATCTTTCCTCCGGTTACTTTAACGCGCATACTCAGCACGAATATATCAATCGCAAATATCTGAATACGACCGTTCGTAAGGTGGTTGAGATGATTGCTGATTCGATAAAGCCAGAGTTCCCGGCATACGCATACATAGAGCGAGAGTATGGCTTCTACTCTTGGGGTTCCGGGTGCGCGTTGTTTGGTCGCAAAAAGAAAAAATCCGCAGCAAAAGCCGCGGACGATTGGCAGGACCCGGATCTGGACGGAGTGCCGGATGAGATTCGGTTTGAGTTTGAGGCGTTATTGGATTTGTACAGCCCGGAAGAGCTGCATTCCATCCGTGAGGAAATGGGAGACTGGGCCATCAGGTCTCTGTACGAGGCAGAGGTTGGCCAGTATTACGCTGACATCCCAACGCCGGATGAACTGGACAGCGACGGCCCGGACATTCGTATGAAAGGAGGATGGCTGCGATGACGGAGAGCAAGTACGAGCTGGGCGTTGATCTCGTGCCCAGTGATAGCCTGCTGGACGGGCTGACGTTTGCTGACCTCATTCTGGCAGTTCACTGTAACTGCCGGGAGGTCACGCGGGAGGCAGTACACGCGGAGCTGAAACAGATACTGGAGAGCCGGAAGCAGGATATGGATTTCCTGCTGGAGAAAAATATGGACGCGATTATTGCGGCAGCTATGGAAGGCCGCGCGTAGGATAAATTGAAAGGAGCAGAGAAATGGGAAATAAGAGAACCATTCACAAATGCGTATATCGACACTTCAAAGGCGGGCGTTATATGGTTCGCGATTTCGCTGAGCATAGTGAAACTGGAGAAACGATGGTTGTGTACGCTTCATTGGATGGGGAAAACCAGGGCAAAGTTTACGTCCGTCCATATGAGATGTTTGCGTCTGAGGTGGATCGCAAGAAATATCCAGACGTAAAACAACGGTATCGCTTCGAGCGGGTCAACCCTATGACGCTTCGTGATGGTTGCCTTTGCGACGAATGTTGCTTCGATGAACGCTGCTCTATTAAAGAGCGGTTGCAGGAAGCATTTGCAGCAGCACATGATCGTACCGTAAAGCAACTGTCGTGCAGCTTTGGTATAAGAAAGGAGGTCCGGTAATGAAGACCGTGCAGAAATACCAGTGCGAGGTATGTCATACGGAGTACGGACAAAAAGAGGATGCCGCAGTCTGCGAAAAGAACCACAAGATTCCCGAGGCTATCACACGTACTCGACACCTTCCGAAAAGTCAGAACGGCACAGGCTACCCGGTCACAATCACAGTTCGCATGAGCGATGGCAAGGAAATCGTATACAAGCATTGAGCGTGACCTGCTCCGAAGATAATAAGGGTAAGAAAGGAGGTCCTGCGATGAGCAGTTTAGACCACAAGCAGATTGATCGGCTTTACAGTTTGCTGGAACGCGCAGAGCGCGAAGATGATCCAGATATGACGGCGGCACTTCGGTGGGCGATCTTCACCTTGGAAAATCGCCTATAGAATCAAACCCGCCACGGAGGTTACGAAGGCTGGAAAGGAGGCCCAGTAATGCGGGCAAGAGACATCAAGATTGCGGAGCGATTTGGAATTCTGGAGAACTGTAAGGCATTCGAGAATGACATACTCAAGATTAAGGATGTTGCTTTCAGTAAGTCTGAGGACGGTGTGCCGTTTGATATGACCAGCTTTCTCAGCGACATCCCGCACGTCATCATTGTCCCAGAGTATGATATCCGGGCAGACCGGGATGATTACTGGGAAGCAAGAAGTCAGCTGAAAAAGGCTGTGATCGAGCTGGCAGCGAAATACGACCTGCACCCGTCCGGCGACAGAATCGAGGATTACGGTGCACATTTCTACTTCGTGTTTCACTGCGGAAAGACATGGAAGGGAGAGGAGCATACATGACCGAAGTGGAGTACATCAAAGCCCAGTTAGCTGAGACAGAGCGGTTGCTTGGGCTGACAGAGGAGGCGCTGGAGTTGGCATTAGCCGCTCTGAAACTGCGCCGAGTAATTGACGGGCAAAATCCGACGCCCGTCACCTACGACCAAGCCGTATCGAATTTGCTGGAAGAGTACAGCGACGTGACAAATTGCATTGAGGTTTTAATTACACCCAGCCAGAATAAGGATGCGATGCAGTCGCGTTTTGAAAAGCGGAGCCGCTGGGTTCATCGATTAGAGTCCATGCCGTATCGAGAGTGGAAATGTTCGTGTGGATGGACATGGCAGAAGGTCGGGAACTGTAATTGTCCAGATCGCTGTCCGTGCTGCGGCAGGAAAGTCGGGGTGAAATTTGATGCAGATTAAACGTGGCAGTATCTTTTACGTGGGTGGCGGTCAGGCCACCGGAAGCGAACAACGAGCTGGGCGTCCTGCGATCGTGGTTTCCAATGATAAGAATAACGAGTATAGTCCGACAGTGGAGATGGTCTATCTCACTACAAAGCCCAAGCATGATTTGCCAACACACGTATCTATCAAAAGCCTATCGCGCGAGAGCATCGCAATTTGTGAGCAGATTACGACCGTGGCAGTCGAACGTATTGGGCAATACCACGGACGTGTTTCATCATCGGAGATGGCTGCGTTGGAACAGGCAATGCTGATATCCCTGGATCTTAAAGCCAGACACCTGTCAGCTGACGACTCTCAGATTGTGTCCGAGCTGACAGATCAGCTTTCTGAAGCAAAGACCCGTTGCGAGGTTCTTCAGCAAATGTACGAATCCCTGTTGAGCCGGGTTGTTGGGTAAGGGAAGCCACAACTTATTGCGATTTGCGGCAGCAGCTCTTTTGTTCTTAAATGTGTTGTTTCACGAATTATTTTTGTGAAAATAATTGACAAAAGAGACTAAAAGTGTTATAATAAGAATATAGGGGATAACACTCCGCGCAAGTTAAATGATATAGAGAGCAGATGCAGGGCGCAGAATCTTCGCCGCGTAAGTTCATTGAACTTCTGCATATCATGTTCTGAAAAAGCCTGTGGACGATATAGGCAAATTCGGCAAGCCACCTTGATGGTCTGCGGGACATATTCCCACAGCTCCAGGTTTGCGGTCAGCTGGGATTTTTTGTTTTCGCCCTTGTGCGTGAGTTTTTTGAAAATCACTTTGTCTATCCCGTGAGCTGCCGTATCTTCACTGACGATCGGGATGGGCCGGGGAACCGTCTGTCCAGATGTCCGGAAGATCGCCCTCAGCACGGCATAGCGTTCATATTTGGTCTGGGTTTCGGTGTCGTCGATCAGCAGCTCGATATTGACTTTCGCGTCCTCATATCCTGTGGCCTGTTTGGGCTTGGCGCTGCTGCCCTCGACCTCCTGCTCATCGACCTTAGCGCTTTCTGTGACCTCGATGCTTTTGATCAGGCCGGGGAGGACAACCCCGTTTAGTTTGATGCGTTCATCTTCGACGTAAATCATGGCTGTCCTCCTTTACGCTGGAGCATATGCCATATCCGGATCGCCGTTCGGGTTTGTATCCCCGTTAGCGTTGGCATAGTCTTCGACTTCCTTCAGCAGGGCCAGCAGCTGCTGCAGGTCTTTGATTTTCTTGAGATCAACCTGCAATAGCAGCTTCTGAATGATGACGTTTTTTTCGCCGCTGCCGCTGTTTTCTGTGTCGTCATCAGACTGCGCGTCCCGCGTACTGCGGAAGCTGATTTTCTTGGGCGGCTCGCGGGTCAGTGCCGCCCGCGTCCTTTCAAGCCCCCGCTCCATCGCCACCGCTGGGGCATCCTGTGCAAGGGCAAGCCCATGCGCATAAGTTGTCATGGTACGCTGGCCGGAAAGCGTCAGGGTGGACAGCGGCCCCTCCCGTGCATCAGAGAAGGGAAGCATATTGCGAATCCGCTGCAGCCCTCCCCGGACCGCTTCGACTGCATTCCCGAACGCGGAGCGGATGCCGTTTGCAAACGTCGACACGACCCGCTGGCCGGACTGGAAAAACCACTGCACCGCGCCGGAGATCATGCTGCGGATATTGTTCAGGCCGCTCGAGAATGCCGCTCGGACGTCCGAAAAACGCACACGCACGCCCTGTGCAATGCTGCCCATTGCGGCTGAGAACTTGCCGCTGATCGCGCTCAATCTGCCGCCCGTGAGGCTGTCGAGCGCCGAGAACCCGAGGGCGTAAACACTTGTAAGCCCCTGGAAGACCGTCGCCGCTGCACCTTGGATACCGCCGCCGTGGCTCTCAAACGCTGTGCGGATGCTGTCCAATTTTTCTGAAACGATCGTCTTCGCGGCCTCAAACGCCGAGCCAATCGCGCCGCCGATCGGCGCTAATTTCTCAAGGAACTTGTCCTTGATTGCGCTCAGCCTGCCGCCGGTCAGGTTGTCGAGGAAGGTGAAGCCTGCGGTGTAATAGCCCTTTACGCCTTCCATTACCGCCGCTGCCGCGCCCCGGATGCCGCCGCCATGGCTTTCAAACGCCGTGCGGATGTTACTCAGCTTTTCCGAAACGGTTGCCTTCGCGGCCTCGAACACCGAGCCAATCGCGCCGCCGATACCGCTGAAAATGCCTTTCACAAAATCGACTGCCGCGCTGATCTTTTCTTTGACCGCGCCGATCAGTGCGGTAACGCCGTCTCGGAACCACTCGCACTTGTTCCACAGCAGTGCAATGGCTGCAATCACGGCAACGATGCCAATTACAACCCACGTGATCGGGTTGGCCAGCAGCGCACCGGCAAGCGTGCCCAGGCTGGAAACCATGCCGCCGATCGCGCTCGCGAACGGTCCGGCAATGCCCTGAACCGCAGAAAGCGCCGCGCCTCCGCCTGAGCGGACCACACTGAATACCATCCGGATCGTGCCTCCGGCGTTCGTGGCGACCGACTGTATTGCCGACAGCGCCCCAGGGATTCCTCGTACCATGCCGACAAAATTCCTGCCAAGCGCCGCCGCACGTGTGAACGCAAGCCCAACGCCGCCAATCACGGTGAGCGCCGTTCCTCCGATGGTCAGGAATCCGCCGACAGCGAGGACAATCAGCATGATTACACGGATAAGCTCTTGATTGTTTTCGATCCATGCACTGACCTTACTGAGCACCTGTTCCCCGATACTGAGGAAATCGTTGATCGCAGGCAGCATGGATCCACCGATGGATTCCGCGACATTGTGGATGCGCTGCTGCAGTCGCTCGAACCGTTCCGGTTCGGTTTCCTGCATCGCGCCCGCCATCTTTTCCGCGACGCACGTGCCCTGCCCCATGGCATCGTATAGGCCTGAAATATTGCTTTGCAAATCTCCGGTTTTGGAATACATGAGGTCGATCAGGGCAACCGCTTCCATATCACCGAATGCTTTTTGCAGCTCCATCTTCTCAGCAGCGTCCATGGTCTCGCCGAATTTCCCCCGCAGCTTGTCGAGGATTTCCGGCATAGACAGGAGCTGGTTATTGGCATCTAGGAAGGAGAGGCCGAGCGCCTCACCGCCCTTCGCCGCCGAGCGGAGGAACGCCTTGTATTTCGTACCCGCCTCCGAGCCGCTCATCGTCGCCTGCAGCATGCCCAGTATGGCAAGCTGTTCCTCGAGAGGCACATTTGCGGTCGTGGCCGACGCGCCGAGCGTTTGGATGCCCTGCGCCATGCCGCTGCCGCTGGTCTTGAAGGCCCGGACGCTTTCAGCGATACCTGCCGAGAACATTTCGCCGAACTCAATGTCGCTGAGGTCATCGTAGTAACCTTTGTAGATACCGTAGCCGGTCGCAAACAGGGAGGTCATCTCACCCGCCGTGGCCTTGGTGGCTTTCGCGGTCAGCGCGGCCAGGCTGGTAAACTCGGCGACGCCCTCATCGCTTAGCGATGAAATGCCACTCTTGATATCATAGGCCGCGCTGATGAAATCTGCTTTGCTTGTGCCGCTCCACTGGTCAGAGAAGCTGCGGGCGGCAGTTTCGAGCGCGTCCAAATCCTGCACGCCGAGAGAAGCCAGCTCACCAAGGGCGCGGCGCGTTTCGAAGGTTGCCTGTACCGGCGCGAGCGCCGCTTCGGTCATCTGCGTGCCCATCTCGGTCATCACCGCGCCGGTTTTCGCGATATTGCCAAAGCCCGCGCTTAAGGAGTCCAGCCGGGAAACGCTGTCCCCGACACGGGATGACGCGTTTGCCAGCGGGCCGGACAGATTGTCGATCATGCTCATCACGAGCGACAGCCGGAAAACAGATTCCAGGCTCACATTGCCGTCACCTCCTATGCGTCAGTTATCTGGAAACAGCTTCGAGACCGCCCGCGCGATCAGGTTTTCTTCCATTTCCTGCACAATCCGGGCCTGCGCTACATAGCTTAGAAATTCTTCTATGCTGCCGATATGTTCAGGGTCAAACCGCTCCAAGAGGGGCGGAGGGAGGAAACGATAGATTTCCAGCAGCCCATATTCTATTACGCTTTCCCTCGCCTCCGCAACCTTCCCCCTTAGAGCCGCTTCAAATTTACCGAATCAGTGAGGCCGAGCAGCTCGGTCAGCTTATTTCCGATGGTGATGCCGACGCCGGGGTATTCCTCCATGTCAGCGGTCAGGCGCTCGCGGTCCTCATCCACAACCGTGTCAAGCATAAATGCCCGGCTCGCTTTCGTGATGCTTTTGGACGCACTCTTGATGTAGCGGTCGTAGTTCGCAACGCTGGGCCGTTTGAAACAATATGAAAATTCCTGCGTGCAGTCGTCGTCAATCGGGATCGACATGCCCACGCGGTACACCTTGCCATACTTGGCCTTCAGGGCTTCTTTATCGGGAATAGAAGCTTTTTCTTTATCCATGTTGAAACCTCCAAATTCTCATTTATTTTGTCTCTAAATCGGCTCAAGGCCGTCTTCCACAATACCGCCAACGATCATCAGGTCGATATCGACCTTCAGGCTTTTGTCGCCCTGCGCCGCCTTGTGGGACCGCTTGGTGAAATGCACCTTTTTCAGTTCGTCCTGCTTGATCTGGCCATCGCTGTCCGCGTAGGAAACCACCACCGAGGGCAGCTCCATCTCATAGAACTTGACGCCCTGCGCTTTGCAGTAGTCCAGCACCGCCTGATAGTCGTCGCGCAGCAGGCTGACCTTGCCGGACGCCTTATAATTGCCGCGCCCGTAACCACGGGGCTTGTGGCCGTAGCCATAAGCCTCTTCCTTTTCCAGCTCATCATCATAGCTGATTTCCTGCGGCTCAAAGGGCATGCCAGGGATTTTAACATCTACGTCGCCCCAGTCATAGCACTTTCCATTTACAATCAGGGACATGACCGTTTCCTCCTTTCATCAGGTGATGGGCGCGCGCCCGATATCAATGTCCACCTCGCGGATATAGCCGCGCGACAGGTAGCGTACCTTGAGACGCAGGGTCTCATCATCCAGGAACGTTTCCTCATGGCCAGGGAGTACCGTGGTTTTATAGGAGCTGATCTCCTTCTGCTCGACCATACGGTCCAGCGGAATGCTGACGTATTTGGCCCGTGCCTCCAGTTCGCCTTGCAGGTCTTCAAGGTCGATATCGTCGTTCTTGAGCAGCAGGCCCTTTTTCCGTACCTCGCGGATGATCTTGTTGCGGACGCGCACGTCCTCAGCGTAGCGGTAATCGCTGCCGTCCGGACACATCATTTTCGTGTGATAGACGTAGGTGTCGCTTAGGCCATCGTATTCGCGGAAGGTCAGATATTTTGCGGTGTCGAGCAGCTCGATCACAGCGTTATTGTAGCCAGCCGGGATCAGCTCGGCGATGCGCGCCTTAGAAAATCCATACCCCGCCTCCAGACGTGTTTTCCCAATGGATTCCTGTACCGGCGCTTTCGCATATCGTCCGGCGACCAGCCCCGCGAGGTTCGCGTTTTGGGTACGGCCATCCAGCCGGATGATCCGCCCCCATGCGGCGCAGACCTGGATATCCGTATTCGCAACCTGCTTCCGGTCGGATTCCATCTGCGCCGCCCAGTCGTAAATGCCGCCGCTGCCGTCGCTGTCCATAGTCGGGAACACCGCCTCCAGCAGGAAAAACGCAGGTTTATGATAAAGGCTCATGAGCTCCTTTTGCGCTTCGCTGACGGCCAGCCAAAGCGGCGGTTCGCTCGCACCGACGATGTGCACAAACTCAAATTCCTGGTTAAACTGCCGGAGCTGTTCGATCGCTGCCAGCACCTCGCCGTTTGTCATGGTCGGCGCGGTCGTAGAAAATGCATACTCATCCTCCACGGCAAAAGAGTTGAGATATTTTTCGTCGGTCTTCTCGGCGAAGTGCAGCGTCAGGCCGGTGCCCTCAAGCGCGTACTCCCCAGTCAGGGGAACGGTAGCCTCATCAGAGAATGTGAACCCTCCATCGATCGACGACATGAATGCTGCCGTGTTCGGCTCGCCGGAGGCCGTGACCCGCACGACCACCGAAAACGCGTTGGTCGGCGCGCCGGTCACGGTCAGGGCGCCGCCGCCCTTGCCGGATTTGGAGACCTCGCCCACCGTGCCCGCTGTCGCGGCGGATACCGGGATGCAGTAGATTTTGGCCGCGCCGCTCTGCACGGAGTCCATGGCGGCGTCGGTCAGCGGGGACAGCCCCAGCCTGGCCTTGATTTTGGCGGCGTCCATATCCCCTGTGATGATGATCGGGCGTTCCGACGTGATGGGCGACGCGCCGATTTTGATGTGGACGCCATCGCCGGTCGCGGTCGAAAATCCAAGCAAGCCGTCCGAAACATGTGTGTTTACATCACGCAGCATCTTATTTCACCGCCTTGCTCATCGGCGCGCCCGTGAACGCCTTGACCGCGCCGCAAAATTCCGCTTCCGTCATGGTCCTGCCGGGCTTCCAGCCGTTGGCGGCGCATACCCCGGCAAAAACCGCCCGCCCGATGCCGAGCTGCTCGCGGTGCTGCTCGATCGGGAGCATTTCCGCAGGATGGTCAGGCCGCTGCACCTCGGGCACAGGGTCTGCCGTATTCGTTTTAGTTGCCATTTGCAGGCTCCTTTCTCATAATCCTTTCGATTTCGTTGACCGCAACATGCCGCAGCGGTGCATAATCCGTGTCGCGGTACAGTCCGCCATGGAACGTGATCACCGTCTGGACGGCGACCTTGGCGCGCAAAACAGAGTCTTCCGTATCTACCCAGTCCGAACTCACAACCTCAATCTCTGTAAAGTTGCCGTCCACATAAAGCCCGGCGTCCAGCGAGGCTAAAAACCGCTCAAAAACCGTCTCGGCTGCATCGTCGCTGTAATCGCCGATTACCACGCTGAAGGTGATGTCACGATCGAAAACCCTCCGCCGTTTGTGCAGCGCTCCCCTTTGGTCTCTAAAACGTTTTTTGGAGCCGTTTCGGGCGTTGGCTTCTCGCTCGAACAAAACCGCGCCGACATGCGATTCCGAGCATTTTTCCAGCAGCTTTTCTGATGTGTAAATCCGAGTCTTGATGCCCGCCTGTTTTAACTTGTCAACCAGGTATTGCTTGCATTCTGCGTAAAGCACTGTCAACCTCCGTCTTCGATGTAGTCCTCAACAGTCGCCTTGATTTCCTGCATATCCTCCTCCGACAGCCCGAGGAACGGGCGCGCCGGAATCGTAATGCGCACCTGTTTTTTGGTGACCCAATGACCATTAACTCGAAACCTAAGCGCCGCCGCGCGGCGTGCGCGGATGGTGCGGCCAGGCTCGCCGAATTGATGCGTTGCGGCGTGCTTTGCGTTGGTGCCGACCGCAAAGCCCTTATCATCTGAATGAACTCGGATGGAGTTGCGCAGCTGCGCGGTCTGGACGAGCGTCTTGCCGCCTTCCTGCGCCGCGCGGATGGATGTGCGCCAGCGCCGCCCGTCCGGGGCGCGGCTTTGCTGGAACCGCTCCAGCGTAGATTCGCGGACAATCTGTCCCAGTGTGGCATTGATGTCCCTGCGATTGATCTCCGACAGGCTGCGGAGCCTGTGGAGCAGGGCCTGCGTATCGCCCTCCAGGCGGATGCTGTACATGCTAGAACCCCCTCATGCTGTTCCGGCTGAACAGGCGCGGGCTGGACTTTACGGTGAAGCCGGTCGCTGCCGCGCTGGCCGGGTCCCCGTCCGCGTCCGCGCCGACAGAGACCTTTCCCTCTGCAACCATCGTCAGAAATTTGATTGCGGCATTGTAGCGGGTCAGATAGATCCCGTGGTCGCTGTCCTTTTCAATGCCCATCCGGGAAAACAGGTTGTATATCGCGATGTCCTTGGAAAATTTGTTGATGACCTTCGGTGCCGGGGCCAGCGGCACGCGGTAGCGTTTGGCAAGATACCCGTCAATCTCGCCATCCGCGTCCGCGATTGCTTCGTCGATAACCGGCCCCATCAGCTCCTCCCGGTTGGACGCGTCATCCAGGAACGCATCCCCCAGGATCGGGTCGAGCACATCGTCCTTCAGCATTTCGCGGACTTCCGCGCGTGTGCTGTACCCCATGCTGCACCTCCTTACGAGGCCGCCGTGCCGTCGCTGCCATAAGCCATCTGCCAGAAACCATAACCAGCGTTGCCGCGCGTGTCCGCACCGTAGACGAATTTTTTGCTGTAGAATACATTGTCGTCGGTCTCGTTCGTCTTGGACGTGAATTTCGGCTTCCGGCGTTCCTGGTAGATCAGCGGCTTGACCGGCTGCGACGTGCACAGCAGGAACCATGCCGAATCGTTCCCGGCAAGCTGCGGGGCGACCAGAGGCTTCGCGGTGCCCTGCATGGTATTCTTGGTTCCGTTGATGAAATCAGCAACCAGGATGTCGCGCGCCTCCTTTTCCAGCGCGGGCGGTACAACCAGCGTGTCCGGCACGAGTGCCAGCGGATCGCCCCTGCTGTTCGTGAGCGACATCATGGAAGCGCGGGCGGCTACATAGGCGCTGAGGGACAGCTTAGCGTGGCTCGTGTTGGAAGCCGTTTTCGTGCCAACCGGATGATCGTCGGAAAAAAACGGTTTGCCGTCAAAGCACAGGGTTGTGAAGCCCTCCGCAAGCAGTTTGAAAATCAGGATATCCGGATTCTTGGCTGCATTCTGTGCGAGCGTGGAGACGTTGGCGCTCCACAGGCCGATCCTGTCGTCCTCGAAGACATCACGGTCGATGCTGACGGTCGACTCAAAGCTCTTGTTCTTGATGCTGTATTCGCTCGCAGTGAGGTTCTGGATTTCGCGCTCGCCGATCCACTCGCGCATGCCGGGGATATCGCCGAGCCATGCATAGGTCTCGGTATCGGTGTTCGAGGGGGTCACTGTCGCGATTTCAGTGTAGATCGGTTTGTAATTCTCCAGCGCCTTATTGAAGATGGTATTAAAACCGACATAAATACCGCGCAGGTTCTGCGGTGTAATAATCATAGCGTTATCCTCCTATAGGTATCAGGTAGCGGCTGCGGGAGCGGCCAGCCCGGAGCCGAGCTCCACGGCAACGCCGCTTTCATCGACGCGGATGACCAGCCCGGCGACCGACGCGCCAGTCGCGAGCGCCGTGACCGTCTGGTCGTCCTCGATGTAACACGGCTTCAGCAAATGCTTTGCCGTGACCTTGTTCGCGGCGGTCGCGCTGTTCGCGTAGACAAACACGCCGCACAGAACGTCAACCGATACAGCGCCGTCCGCGCCGGGGTTTGCGACCGTTCCCTCCGCACGCCCGACCGCAGTCAGGCCCGCAGCCGTCTTTCCGGGGATCGCGTAGCCGTCTGCATCCAGCACAACGAGCGCGCCCTGATAGATGGTCGTGCTGCCCTTTACCGGCAGGGACAGCCGCCGCCCGCCGTTCGCGATTTCGGGGGTATCCCGCTCTTTCGTGAGTGCTGCCATTTCGTTAGTCCTCCTTCAGTCCGTACTTTTTTACGTCTTCGGCATCAAGCCCCAGCTGCTTGCAGGCGATCTGGGCCGCATCGTCAAGGGCAGTATGGCTGGACGCTCCCGAATCGCTGATATGAAGCTCTCCGGTCGGGACAACCTGCGGGGCCTTCTCGACAAACGCCGCGAAGCCCTTCGGATCGCTGAGCGCGTAGGTCTTCGCCCAATCTTTCTGCGGCGGGGTCAGCTTGCCCGCCCGGAGCGCCAGCGTGACCGCTTCTTCGGCTGCGCGTTCGGCGTTTTGGGCCTTGAGCGCCTTCAGCTCCTCGAGCACGTTCACGCCGTCAATCGTCCCGCTCTTCAGCTCCATGATTTTTGCGTTTACGTCCTCGACGGCTGCGCCCGCCTTCAGACCGAGCAGCTCACAGACCGTCTTGTTTGCGACAACCTTGTCGTCGGCGGGCGGCTGCTGCCCTTCCTTCAGGCTCTTGTTTTCCGCGAGGCACGCCTTGACGGCCTCCAGGATCTGCTCCTCGGCGGCGTCCTCGCCCAGGCCGAGCAGTTCCGCCAGCTGTTTATAATCCATAGGGGTTTCTCCTCCTTCAAAAGTTTCCGAGTTGACAATCGGGGCCATGCCCTCGATTGCGGGGGTGTTGGTCAGCGCCAGCGAGTGCAGGCCGATGACCTTGTTGTCCGACTTCCGGACGTTGATGACCGGGGACAGGTAACGGTATTCACGATTTCTGAGATACTCCGCGCCGCGCGCTGTCCACTCGACAATCGCTTTGATGCAGCCGTCTTCCAGCTTGAGCGATTTCACCCAGCCCGCAGCAGGGGCCTCCCCAGTGCCCAGCGTTTGATGCTCGTAATCAATCACGGTGTCGACGCCGCGCGCCGCAATGCCGTCCTGGATGGCACGGAAGCTTTCTTCGTCTACATCAAACTCGCCCTTGGAGCTGACCACGTGGCCGAGCGGCAGGATGGAGATCGATTCCGGCACGCCGTCAACCGGGACATGACTGCCCTTAAGCACGAGATAATCTTTCATACTGTCTCCTTCGCTTCTAATATAGCGTTATAACGCGTTATAACGGGGGCACACGCCCAAGAGCCGCCCCACCCTATGATGCTGCCCCTCAAAAGAATAAGAAGCGCGTTGCGGGGCTGTCAGGGCGATTTCTTGTTTCCTGCTTTGTCGCGTGCCTGATAGGCTTTCACAAGCGGTTCGGGATATCCGGTCATGTCCGGTTCCCAGCGTACCTTTGCGGCGTTGGTTCTGAAGTTTCGGTCCGGGTGGATATCAATGGGCGGCACGGTTTCGACTGTCAGCCCGCGCTGTTCGACCTGATGCTTTGAGAGCGCCCGCACGGTGCAGCGGCAGCGGAAGCCGTTCGGCGGATACCAGATATCCCAGACCGGGGAATCTGCCGGGAATACCCTGCCGTTCATTGCAAGATGTGTGCGGCGGGTGTGCGCGTCGTCTACCGCGTCATACATCCAATAGGGCCGGAGCTTCATCACAGCCGGATCGGTCATCTGCTGGTAGTGGCCGACGTGGTACGCCGTCTGGATGTTGGTTCGGAAGATGTTGTCCGCCTGCAAAGGGGCAAGCCCTTCATAGCCTTCATTTCGAAGGAACTCATTCATATTCAGGCGGAATTCTGAAATGGTATTCCCTGCCTCGATTGCCGCGAGCAGTTCCTCATAGAACCGCTTCAGGATTTGCGCCCTCGTATAGCCGCTGACCGTGAAGGCCAGCCCCTGATATTCCTCGACGAGGGAATAAAACACGTCCGCTGTGACCGGCACCCGCTCACGGAAATACTGCGCGGCTTCCTCGAAGGTCATGTCCGTGCGGGTGAAGATTGTTTCAATCTCCATCTTCCAGCGTCCTCCCTTCAAGGTTTGCGTATGTCATGGCCTTCTGCAGCAGAGCCTCCAGGCCAGCATCCGGCATCGAATCATACAACGCCGCGACTTCCCTGTCGTTTTCCATCAGCTCTCGCAGCTGTTCCAGGCTTTCCGCGCGGTCAAGTAATTTGAGAACCGGGGCGAACATTTCAGGGAAGATTCCCGCGCCCTGGCGGATGGCCGCGTCTGCAAGTTTGTCAATGTGTTCCTGCGTGCCGAACGGTGCAGCGGCCCCGTTTTTCAGGTTGATCTGCGACGTCGGGGCGTCCTGCCTGAAGGCTGTCAATCCCATTCCTGCATTTGCGGGGCGCGGCGCGGCGATTTCCTCATCGCCCTCCGGCTCCGGGATGCTGAATTTTTTGTACAGGTAGCTGACCGGGACGCGCAAGCCTGTTTTTTCAACCAGCAGGCCAAGGATGTTGGCGGTCTGCATCAGGTCTTCTGACTCTTCACAGTCAAATCGGATACGGGGGATGCGCTTGCCTTCCCCGAAATTAAAGAGGCACAGCGGGCGGATCAGGTCGCGGCGGAGGGTAGAGGCCAATGCCTTACAGTCCGCAACGACAAGATCATGCCGGACGTCATTATGGGTCTTGCTCTGCGCGTAGCTGCCGCCTCCGGAGTCCGAGGTCAGCGTCTGCCCTAATATCGCTTTGCTGATTTGTTCATCGCAGTATCGGGCAAACCGCTCGTAAAGGTCAATCGAACCGGATTTCTCGGTTGTGATAAAGTCGATCGTCGTGCCGTCCGGGATGATGCCCGCCGCGTCCGCGCCGATCCGCACCAGCGCCTGCATGAGCGCCAGCTTGTCGGCCTCGCTCGCGCCCGGCTGGTACTTTCCGAGCCGGAGCGGCAGGCCGTAGACCTCGGCGAATGATACCCAGTCTTTGATGTCGTAGTTTTTGAAAAGGTACATCCACGCTGTCACGCGGAGGATGCCCGCCCGCGAAGGGTGACCGCTGCGGGCTTTGTACTTGTGGACGATGAACTTGTTTTCCGGAAGCAAGATGCCCTCCGGCGCTTCCAGCGTGCGGACCTTGAAGGAATCGTCGAGCGAATCCCAGAAGAACCGCTTCTGGTAACGGGACCGGATGTCCTGCACGGTCACATGTGCGCCGTCATAGCCCCACATAATTTCCGATACCGCAAACCCTTTGCCGATTGCGTCCAGAAGGTCGGTTTCAACCTCCTCAAAGCTCTCAATGCTCTCCAGCTGCTCGGCAACGAAATCCGCAATTTCCTTGTCGCGCGGTTCGTCGCCGAAGGGGATGATCTCAAAATCAAGGCCGGTGACCGCGTTCTTGCGGGTCTGGAGCTGGGAGAACAGGTGCGGATCCTTTTCTTCGATTTCCTCGAAGAGCTCCATTTGCCGGAGTACATCGCCTGTATCGGCCTCCCGGAATATCTCCGCGAGCTTGACCGGGGTCAGGCCGTTTGACGGGTAATCGCTGTATTTATCGTTTACGTGGGCAACCGCGATTTCCCGTATCTCCGGGCGATGGATGGAAGGCTTCACGACATTGCGCCGCTGCCGTCCGCCCCTCATGAGCCGTCCTCAAGCCGCTGCCGCGCCGTCTGGTAATAGGTACCGTCCAGCTCGATACCGATGTAGCGCCGCCCGGTATTTCTTGCGGCGAGCAGCGTCGAACCGCTTCCCGCGAACGGGTCGAGGATAATATCGTCCTTCCGGGTGACCGAAGTGATGATATCCTCCAGCAGCGCAACCGGCTTTTCCGTAGGATGCACCATATGTGCGCTGTTGACCTTTTCATATGTCAGCAGGTCGCGCGGTCTGCTTCCGGGAAACGCATATTTGCCGCGCACCGCAAAAAGGATATTTTCATGGGTCGGTGCAAATTGCGCTTTCGTGTCGCCCATCCCGTGATAAACTTTATTCCAGACCAATTCGCTTTTGACCTGGAAACCTGCTATCCGCATTGCGTCAATGAATGCCTGCTGCACATCCCAGCGGGTGAAGCAGACCAGCGCGCCGCCGTTGGGCTTGAGTACGCGGAACGCGTCATACAGGAACCAGATAAACGGGCTCTTGTCGTTTTTGATACGTGTGCCGTTTGTGTTGGCGTAATTGATGCCATACGGCGGGTCGGCGATGATCGCGTCGATGCAGCCGTCCGTCAGCTCCCGCAGGATGCTCAGGCTGTCGCCGTGAATGATCGTATTTTCCTGAATCTTAATAATAATCACTCCTTTTAGTAGGCTCCGCGCCTGAAGTTCAGCGCGCGGGCAAGTACGCTTTTGTAATCTGTTTTGTTGCTTCCTTTGATATCCAGCGCCAGCTTGACCGCCATTTGAAGCGCGTCCGGCGCGTCGTCGTTTTTGCCCATCGGATACTGGAACATCTGCGTAAGCAGCGCCTTATGCCGGCGGCTGAATTTTATATAGCCGTTTTTGACAAAAGGCTGCAGGGATTGGATGCGCGCATCTTTGTTTTGGGTGCTGCTGATCTCCGTGATAGGGAGATACTCCCCAGCCTCCGCCGAACGCTGCCGCATGATTTCAGCGAAGTAATACTGAAACTGTACCGTTTCCACACCGAACCGGTAGTATGGCCGCTTGTATTCACGTTTCAGGCGGCGGCTCGACTCAAGCGCGTCGTCTATGATCTGGTCAGGCTTACGCCTGGCGACATCGGCAAGCAACACATAAATGAATCCGGTTTGCGTGTCCTTCGCCAGTGTGATAATCGCGCTGGTATCCGACTTCTTATTTTTGCCGAGGGATGGGTCGTTTGAGCCGATGAACAGGAAACGCGGGTCGGAGAAGTCCGGCTGCGCCTTGCCGTCATCGTCCCAGAAATCAAACCACTCCTCTTGAAAAGTGCAGTTCTCCGGGTCGATCGGTTCATTCTGAATTTCACTGTTGAAGGAGGCTTCGCCTTCTGAAATGCGGATGACCATTAAATCGTAATAGGAAAGCTTTTCCTCCCAGAGTACGGCGGCTCCCTCCAGCATTTCTGCCTGGTTTGCCTCGTAAAAAGCTTTCGCTTCCTGTTCCCGGTTCTCATTCGAGAGGTCGGTGTAGATAGCTTCCCACGCGTTCCAGAGGTCGCTGTTCGCCGCAAAGCTGATAACACCGCGATATTTCGCCGCACGGTAACTGGGGTTTTTTGCGACATTGGCAAGCAGCGCGTCATAATGCAGCAGCGTACCGATATACACGATATCGGTGTAGGTATCACCCGCTTTCGAGACCGCTTTATAGTACCAGTCCCGGAGCTTTTTGCGCTGATCCGAAGTATTGACGTTTTCGTCATTTTCAAGGTCGTCACAGACAATCAGGTCGGGACGCCATTGTTTATGGCGCCGGCCACGGATTTTCTTGCCCGAGCCGATTGCCTCAATCTTTACGCCGTTGGCAAGCAGGATAACCGATGATTTCCAGACCCGGCCCTCCAGCGTACCGAAATCCTCCAACAGGACAGCGTTTTCCTCCAGCTCGGTTTTGATATCGGTGAGAAAGCCTTCCGCCTGTTCAGAGCTGTCCGACAGGATGATTTCATAATGCTTGTAGGCGTAAACCGCCGCGTGGATGGAGCCTTTGAATGTGAAGGTCGTGCTTTTCGCGTGCCCGCGCGGCGCTTCAATGACGCGGCGGCAGCCGTCCAGCCGACTGATTTCTTTTGCGGAGCGGTATGGGTCGAGGCTCTTCATAACGCCCTCGCGCCATATGGTATCCAGCTCGGCATGAAAGGAGGGCGATTCCCGGACAAAGTAGTGGGCGAGATAAGCGCGGCCAAAATATTCAAGGTCGATTGCGCCGAGCTGCCGCCGCAGGCCATTTTCACCGGTCAGGGATTTGCCTGCGTGATAGTCCGCCAGCAGCTGCACGCGGCGTTCTGAGAAGCCGTTCTCACGGACAACATATTTGATAAAAAGCTCTTGCTGATATTCCCGGTTAGCGACCGTTTCCCGGTCTTCCGGCTCGGCCAGGCGTTCCAGATAATCGTTAAGGTTGATCTTCGCCATCGGTGAGCACCTTCTCTCTTGCGCGCGCAAGCACATCGTGCAGCTCACCAGACAGCTCCGGGTGCTGCCGGATCGCCGCCATCAGCTCGGTTTCCATCTGGTCAAACGCAAGCTCGGCTTTTTTCTTGAGGTCGGCGCGGGTGCGTTTTTCGTAGGTCGCATTTCGCGACAGGGAAGCAATCAGCCGCCCGGCCTTGTCCAGCGGGATTTCTGCGAAATCGTCCTCGGCGGTGCTGACGCGCTGCATCAGGCCGTCCATCAAAATCATGGACGCTGCCTTTGTATAGTCAAGGTCGGGGTGCTCCTCGACGGCTTTCGCAATCGCCTGCGTCCGCTGGAGCGTCTCGGCCACGCGCTGCGCCGCTGTCGTGCTGCGGATTGCATAGCGCCCGATTGCCGACCGGCTGATCTCGAAGCCCTCTGATTTGAGCCAGCCCGACAGCTCCTCGTAAGTGTTGGCCGTGTCCGCGAGTTTCAGGTCAAGCTGGGTGCGGATATCGTCCGGCAATTTATCAACGGTGGAGCTGATACGGGTACGCCGCCGCGTCTTGCCTCCAACCGCCCGCAGCCGGGGGCGGTCAGACATCGACGCCCGGGTCCTGGATCGTGTCCTCCAGCAGATCAACGCCGCGCTTGGTCAGTTTGATGACTGCATCCTTGCGGTAGGCATTATAGGCGTTGGCCGTCCGGCTGGTGAACATGATGTAACCCGCCTCCTCGAGGTATTCGATGTGCTTGGAGATGTCCGGGGAATAAATCAGCCCATCCGCGACAAGCGCGTTCGTAATCTGCCGGACAAGCAGCGCATTCTGGTTCCCCTTCGCAAGCGCACGGATGATATACCCGCGCACCGCCTTGTTCTTGTTGATTTCCTGTTCGGTCAATTCGTCAACGATTGCCATGCAGCTATTCCTCCTTCCTTTGGTTCCCATAAAGAATCTGATCAAGCTTGTCCTCAATCCGGTTCATGGTGCGGATGTAATCCTCCCTGGTCACGTAAACCAGAGGGAGATCGGCCTTCAGGTCATTTAGCTTTTCCTCGACCCGTTCAATATGGTCGGCGTTCTGCTTATCGGCGTTTTCCAACCCGGTCAGGGTTTTCTTCATGAAGAAGGTCAGAGCACCGACAATCAGGGTGCAAAGCAGCGACGCAGCCGCGCCAATCACGGCGGTGATCTGTATAACGTCCATAAGCAGCCTCCCTTAATTCGCGGCCTCGGTCACAAGGGTGGCCTCCGGCAGCATCACAAACGGGTCGTTCTGCTTGACCTTCAGGACGGCAGCTTCGATGCACGTCTCCAGGTAGTCGTCAAAGTTGCCGAGGTTCTTTGCAATGACCGCCTGAGCCTCCGGCTTGACCTTGGCCTTTACTTCCTCGAATACCTGGATTCCAAGCGTCAGCAGTTCTTCGCGCTTTGCCGTGCCGTTTTTGACCTGTTCGCGCAGTGCCTTGGCGGTGGTCTGTTCCATGGCGCTGACAGACAGCTCGGCCAGCTTCTGCACATCGTCAAGCGCCGTGTCGAGCAGCCAGCGGGTGCGCTCGTTGTGCAGCTGGACAGTCTGCGATCGGATCTTTTTCGCGCACAGGCGGACGAAGTAAATGCCATACGCTCCGGCGAGTGATACAACCGCCAGCAGCGTGTCCGTGAGCAGGGTGTTTGCCGCGTTCTGGATAACCTCAGTGTTCATGAGTTTGACCTCCTTCGGAGTAAAAAAATATGAGTACAAGCAAAGCTTGTACTCATAGATTACACGATTATTCCGGAAACGTCTACGTGAAGCATTTCAGAGTTTATTTCTAAGAATCGGGGTTTTCGTCTTCAAAAAATCCCATCTGTCCTTCTACGAGCTTCGGGCCGCAAAGCCGTCTCACCCATCTCTCGGTTACATCGTATTTTCTTGCAAGTTCAATATGATTCCAGCCGTTAAACTCAGCTTTAATATGTGCATCGCGCACAGGGCGGAGCAGTGCGTCAGGCTTTGGGATGTACACCGTTGAGCCGCCGATCGCCTCCGTGAGTTTATAGAAGCTGTCCACTCCGATTGCATTCGCGATCTTCAGGTAGAGGCCTTCCGGGATCATATCCAGCGTCAATTCCCTCGCAAAGTCATTCATGCCGCACCTCCTTCAACGCCTCAGAACTTTAACCCGCCTTCTCGGTTCCGCCGTTTCCTCTGATTAAATTTCCCAGGATACCGAACAGCTCGCCAGCCGTGATATTCTGTGCGAGTTTGCGCTCCCAATATTCCGGGCTGTTGATGGTGCCTGCCTCGGTCAGTGTTTTGAGTCCCTCCCGCTGCCAGTCCGGGACGGTCGGGGGCTGGGGCTGCTGTGGCGCGGCCTGCGGGACGCTCTGCGCGAGGATGCCCTCCAGCATGGTCAGCACCTTCGTCCCGTAGCCTGCCCCAGGGACCGCCCAGCCGGTGCCGTTCGGATTGTCTGCCGCGCCGAGCCATTCCACATAAGGCGCGCTGCCGCGCGTGACCAGCCCGAACCGCGGATCGACACAGGGGTTTTTCAGCGCGTCGGCGGAAGCGTAGGCTTTGAGGTGTTGGATTTGCGCGCGAACGCCGGTGAGCGCGTTCGGGAATGTCGCGGCCTGTCCGGCGCTGTTGCCGTTCAGTGCGCCAATGCCTGCAAAATTGTTCTGGCTCGGCTGGACGATGCCGCCGAACCGAAAATACCCGGTTTCGTGGAGGCTTTGCGCGAATGCGATATCCCCGCGCACGCCCTCTGCCGCCCCTTCGATCAGGTACATCTGCGCAAGCGCTTCAAGGGAGCAGCCGGTCAGCTGCGGCGCGGCATTGTGGCTGCGGCAGTAAAGCGCCATCTGCTGGGCAGTGGCCTGTGCCTTGTCCATAATAGAGGTCTTTGTATCCGGTCGGGTAGTAACCTCGAAATATGCCGCCAGCAAATCAGCCTCGGCCTTGGCAAGCTTGTCCAGGTTCGCGTCTGCCGACAACCATTTCGCGGCGGCGGTGTTCGTGTGGAAACTGTGCTCGACCAGCAAATAGACCGGCACGCCGACCGCACGAGCGCCGCGCATGACGCCGTAATATTCCCCGCCGCTGCTATTCTTGCGAATCGCCGTGCGGCCCGTCTGCTTCGTGTTCATGAGCGCACCGATCATTTTGGCAATGCCCAGCGCAAGTGCGTCTGCATCGTGTCTGTTGTCGTAGGCGCGGTAAACCACCGGATAGTCAACGCTCTCCGTACCGCAGGCGTTAGAGTGCAGGGACAGGAAAATATCGCAGCCCTTTGCCGCCGCGCCGCGCGCGTATACGTCCATCGGGGTGTCGATCGTGGCGCGAGTGGTGACAACCTCGAAGCCCCGCGCCTCAAGCTCTGCTTTCAGCTTTAGGTGCAGCTTCCAGACCATGGCGCTCTCGTAGTAGCTCTTGACGACCGGGCTTTGGTTGTAGGTGCTGCCAACGTGCCCGGCGTCCAGACAAACCGTAACCTTACTCATCGCCGTCACCTGCTTCCTCGTCCGCGTGGAAGATGGGCTCGCCGTCTACCTCATTGATAACCTCGGCCTGTGCCGGAGCTGCCTCAGCAAGCTCGGACTCCCGCACGGCTGCAATGTTTTCGACCGGCTGAGCGGCCCTGCTGCTGTTTTTCTTTGCCATACTGCAAACCTCCTAAAGATTGTAAATAGGGTAAACCACATCGAGGAGCTCCCCGCGTTTGAAAGTATCGCGTCCCTCTGCTTCAAGCCGCTCGTAAAACTTTTTTGTTTCCAAGGCGATCTTGATTACCTTAAGGACGCCGACTTGCTCCGGCGTGACCTCTGTCATGTTGTCATCCACCATGCACGCGATTGCCTGATGCAGGTAGATGGACATCTCGGCCCAGCCGCATGCCTTGTATTCTTCCATGACCTCAGCGGCGAATTTTCTGCGGTCGAGGCGTGGCTTTTTCGGTGGAAGAAGCCCATCTTCACGCAGCTTCTTTCTGACGGCAGCCCTTTCATTTTTCTCTTTCTGTGTCAGGCGCTTATACTTCTGCTTCGGCATCCGCAGCCGCCTCCTCTCCTTTGCGGGCGACCATGGCCTTCAGTGCCTCAATCACGACTGCGCATTGCTTCTGGTTCAGCCATTCGATGCGGTCGATTTTGGTCATGCGTTTCACAAAACCATGGATTCTCTTCGGGTTGTCGTTCCAGCCGAGTTCGCCGCACAGGGCGTAAATCTTGCGGCGCTGGGCTTCGGTCCTGGGATTGCCGCCCTCATCGGTGCGCTTGGGGCGGTGCTTGCCGCTGACGCTGTCCTTCAGGGCTTGGAGGGCACAAGCCACCCCGCCCAGTTCGCTTTGAGACAAATCTTTCAGGGATGCTTTGCCGGTCTTGCTGTAGACGAATGCGTGCAGGTCATCTGAATCCATGTGCAGCTCGGGCGACTTTGCAATCGCCCAGAGCGTGCGGATGGATGCCTGCCAGCGTCCTTTTGTTGCTGCTGCCATCTTCCAAGCCCCCTCATTTCCCGGCTTTGACCTGCTCAAGCTTCGCCATGTTGAGGTCGTAGCTGAACACGTCCTTTTGCTTCCATTGCGCGCCGACCGCTTCGACCGTATCCGGGCCATACTTGCGGAGCGCCTCCTTGCTGACCTTCTCTTCCGTGATGATGCAGTCCAGCATCTGGCGCGCCTTCAGGCGGCGGATGATGTCCTCCAGCTTCTCCTTGGCGCGGGGCAGCGAGATGGAGGTCGAGAGGCGGAAGCCGACCTCACCAAAGGTGAGCGCAATCGTCTTGCCGCCGCCCATTTCCGCGCGGTGATCGGTGACAAAGGCCTTGATATCGCGCTCGAGGCGGAGGATGCTGTCCTTGTAAGGCTGGCCCTGCTCCTCGGCGATCTTCTGCGCGCCGAGCACCTGCTTCTGCATGTCGCTCTCGATATCATTAAGGGCGAGCTGGTTCTCCGCGATTTTGCGGAGCGCATCGTTTACGTCCTCCCAGGACTTCAGGGCGGGGGCTTCTACTACTCTTTTTCTTGCCATGTTGTCAGGCTCCTTTCGTGTCTTGCGGCGGCTGATTTGCCGTCGTACAGGATATAGTGTGGGGCGAATATCATGTAAATGCCGAGGGGGAGAGTAACCAGGATAGCGGTCGCGTCGCGGTCCTGTGGGGTGCTGCCCGTCGATACCAGCAGCATCAATGCGACAGAAACCACGACCAGCACAACACCTAAACACCGCTGTTTTCTCAGTTTCATTGTCTCTGTCCTCCGGCTGTTACAACATCATCATGGCCGAGGCCTGCTCGATCACCTTGACGGTGACAGTCGCCTCCGGGCGGTCTGCCAGGATACGGCGCACGTTGGAAAGCGTGCGGTCCAGCAGGCGGAAGCAGCCGGTCTGTCGGTTGCAAGCGCGGGCTTTAAACTCGGTCATTGCATCCGGGGTGATATCGAAGTCGCTGAGATAGCCCTCGACCTCAGAAGGGGATAACCCGCCGAGCTGGGTGTAAAAGTCCACCCGGTTCGCCATGCGTGCCAGATAGGTCTTTAGCTGCACCTCGAGCTTGGGCTCTCCCGCGATCACCAGGCCGACGTCTGACTGGTCAAAGATGCCGCGCAGGATTTCCATCTTCTTTTGTGTGTACTTGCTGACCAGCTTGTCCGCCTCATCAATCACCAGCAGATAGCCTCTGTTGGTGTTGAAGAAGTCGCGGATGCTGTTGACCCTGCTCCAGATCGTTCCATAGCCGGTGGGCAGGCCGACGCTGTGCTCGATTGCCTGCACAAGGTCGCGGCAGCTCATGGTGTCGTCGCATTCGATGTATGCGACGTGCGGCAGCTTGGCATACTCGCGCAGGGCGTAGGTCTTACCGAAGCCGCTGCGGGCGACCACGATACCGAGGCCGATGTATTCCTGGCAGCTCTGGCAGACGCCGAGCACCGCCTTTGCGTCCCGGCTTTCGTAGAAGCGCGGCTTCTGGGCGGTCTTGGGCACGGCCTCTACTGCAGCAGGAAGGTTGATCACCTCGCCGGTGCGCTCGGACAGGAACCGCGCGACCGCCTCCTCGACGCCGCCCGTGTCGCTGCCGTAGGCTCCGCTTAAGTACCGGGATAACGTGACCCGCGCATAGCCGATCTCTTTGGCGACTGCCGCGATGCTGGTCTTATTTGCCGTGACATAGCTCTTAAGCTGCTCTGCAAGGCTCCTGGGCTCTGCTGTGGTGCTCATGATTGCTGCTGCTTCCATAATATCCTCCTATTCGTTAATCGCTTTAAGGCGCTTGAGAGCAGCCCCGGCTTTCGTACTGAAGAACTCATCGCTTGATGCTTTCTTTTTCTTGCTGGTTGTTTCTGAACGGAATTTGCTGTCCGCAGGCAAGGCAACCACCTTTTGCTGGGGGGCGTGACCGATCATCAGGTCAAGCTTGCCGACTGCCTCGGATGGACGCCCTTCTTCAAGCCGCGCCTCGTAGGGTGTGGTCATGCCCTCCAGAAATTCCTTGACTTCACGCTCCTGCCGTTTCTGCGCCTTGATGTGCTTTTCAAGCGCAGCTTGCGAGCAATGCTTCCCGAAGCTCAGCAACTCGGCTGAAGCGGCTTCACAAATCTTTCGGCCTTGCTGATCGTAGACATACAGCTTGGTAACGTCGTCGATATCCCACTTAATATTAACGGTTTCATTTACATGCTTGCCAAGCTCTTCGTCAGTGTAAATCGTGCCGAATTTATTGATACCATAGTTATATACGTGTGCGGTATCCGATGCCATCAGCAGCATTGCGGCGAACTCGCGGGGCGGTGCGGCCTTGACATAGCGAGGTCCATTCTCGAACATCTCGGCAGGGATAAGCCACTTTTCATGGTTTTCCTTCAGGCCGCGGTGCTTCTTGTGGTTGTACTCCTCCTTCCATGTCGTCCATACGTCGAAAAACTCCTCCATCGTGAGCAGCTCGCCGCGCGCAAGCATCTTGTCGATATCCTTATTGCACTTATCGTCGGTCTTTGATCCGGTCAGCGTACCAGTATAACTCTTAAACCATTTGGAGAAGCCCTTGCAAACTGTCCCGAAAAACCGCTCTATGCTTTTGTCCCATGGTTGGTACGGAAGCGAACGGCCAACCTCTTCAATGCCGATACTCTGATAAAACCCGATTGTTTCAGCATCGAAATCAAAGTCGATGCGGCGGTTCCTGCGGTTCTGTCCGGTCATTCCCTCCGAGGTGTAATCTTTGCCGTTGTCAATATGCAGAATCTTCGGGACTCCGGCAGTATAGATCATCTTGACCAGGGATTCCTTCAATGTGCTGCTGTTGGCGTGAAGGCAAAGAACATCTCCGACGATGTTGCGGCTCTTCAGATCCATCCATGCGACCAGCACCGGCCTGACCGCCTTGACCTTGCCGTTGGGGGCGGTGTACTGCACCCAAACGTCGAAGGTGTGTTCGTCGCCGACCACATATTCCATAACCTCCAGAGTGGCCGTTTCCCGGCGGCATTTCACCATCATTTCATTGCGCCAGCCGCGCGGGCCCTTCCTTGCGTAGCAGTACGCCGACTTTGCTCCAGGCTGATCCATGAGATACTTGACGTAGCGTCCAATCGTCTTGATAGAAGGGTAATCTTCCCATCCGCGCTTTGCCGCAAATCTCTCGAAATCCTTATACAGCATGACGATTGTGGGCTTGTTTTCAGCATAATCCTTGCTAAACCAGATATTTTCAATCAGGGCACGCTGTTCAGGCGACAGGCCAGGGAAGGTCTCCTTCTCGCGGGGCTTGCGGCACACAGACAGCACCTTGAAATAGTCGCGGTTCTGGCCGTCTTCCTGCTCGAGCTTCAGCGCCCAGGCGGCGGCTTCCGTGAGGTTCTTCTGATGGCGGTACAGGCTTTGCGGGCTGATGCCGAGGTCTGTCGCCATGCGCAGGGCTACCGTGGCGCGCGGTTCGTCGCCATCGTAGTCGATGAAGCGCTGCACCGCGTTCGCCAGCTCGACCGTCTCATAATAGGCTTGCTTGTGCTGTTCGATATAATGGTTGAGGTCTGCGTCTACGTACCACGGCCTGACCTCACTCGTTTTGCTGCTGATCACGGCATCCCTCCCGTCTATCTTCTGTGCAGCTCGCCACGCCTTCCGGGCCTTTGCGGAGAGGGAGGACACGGCGACTGTGATTTCGTCTTTGCCGCCGCTTTCGCGGGGCTGAACTTTTACTTTGTACTGTTGCGCATCACGCTGAATGCGCTTTTTTAAGGTTTCATATGAAAAGCCCTCAAATATGGCTGCGTCTTTAAGTGAGACATACACCTCCGTCACCGTCTTCCCTCCCTTCCTTGAAAATGCCGCTACTGCGGAACCTGTTGGTTGTCAAGGTTGAGGGCCGCAATGATCGGCTGACGATATTTTTCGCCCGAGCGCGTCCCGTGCAGGATGTAGCTCAGATACTGCGGCGACGTTCCGATCTCTGCCGCCAGCTCGGTCCTGGTTTTGTCCTGCTCGACAAGCGCCTTGACGACGACCTTGCCGAAGTGGGTGAGTTTGTTCTGGGTGGTCGCCATTGCCGTCCCCTCCTTTCTTGCGCAGTGCGTAAATGGTTCAAAAGGCGTCAAACATCATGCTTTGGATTCTGTAAGCGCCGGCTTCCTGTCTGAAGCGCATGTTCCCGATGATCTCGCGGCGGATCGTGTGAAAGAACTCGACCCGAAGGACATGCTTGCTCAGCTTGACCGGGGTGAATACGATGTAACCGGAATGGATGCCCCTGGCAAGCTCGGCGAGCCGCTCCAGCCCTGTGCCGACCGGGGGATTGCGTTCCTTCTCGATGAGAAGCTGAAGGGTGAAATATGCGGCCATGCGCTCGTTGTAGTCCTCGCCAGCGCCGATATCCAGGGCGAGGTACTTCTTGAGCATGGCTTCCGCGTTATCCAGCGCCCAGCCGGGGGCCGCAGGTCGCGTAACGTCCAGAGCCGGATTCTCAGAAATATTGTCCGGGATTTCATTCTTCGTCATGGCTGCTCACCTCTTCTGGATTATGATATGCAGAATCCAGCGGATGTTCATGAAGATATTTCTTGACCGCATGATTCGTGAGATACATGCGCTCAAGCTCTCTATATTGCTTGTTGAACTCACGCTCTACAAGCGTTCGCGTCCATCCCATCAAGAAGCAAAGCTGGATATCTGCCTCATAGCACACCCGGAATATGTTGCGATAGATGATACAATCGTCCTCCGGGCAACTATCGAGAAGTCTCTCACCCAGTTTATAAAGCTTAATCGAAGGAACCTTGCAGCGTTCGGGCGGATTCAGAAAGCCAGTCTCAAAGCGCTTCTCGCGATTTGTCTTTTTACGGTCGGCGTGCTTATCCTGTGAAGGCGGAAGCATACGGGGCGGGGTGGATTCTTTCGCAGTTGCATAGTGCTCAACTTCTTCCAGCAGGCTTTTGAGCTGCCGGAAATCTTCCACTTCCTTGGGGGTCAGCATCGGCGCGTGGTCGCCGCGATCTTCCGTTTCGACCTGGAAACGCTCATCGCCCAAGTCGATAAGGTTCAGGTCTTCGAGTGCGCTCACGTAGCCGCGCAGGTGATAGGGGGCGGTGTA